CTATTCAAATCTTCCCCAAGGATCATTGCCTTTGCGACAAACTAAGAATCCGAGTTGACCATTCGCACGAGGTTGTCTAATCCAGACATATCCGCCGTGACGGCTGTAAGCATCATACTTAACACAATCGCCTTTAGTAACTGTGCCAATAATATCACTGGTGGTTCTAGCGCCGTATCTGATATTGATTGTGCCATTAGGATAGAACTTACCTTCTTCTTTGTACCATGTGTCTCCCAGCTCATCGACAAAAGATTGTGGTGCTGGTTGCTTAACTACTGGCTTAGATGATTGAGTAGTTGGCTTACTGTCAGTCTTAAGATCAACTAGAGAGATGTTGCCGTCAACGTTTAAGCCACGCCAGTTATCTGTGAACTGCCAGATTGCTACATTATCCATAGATGGGAACCAGCCAAAGTCTGGGTTATCTAAACGAGTACCGCTTTTGTATTCATAAGATGCAATCCATAGACAAGTGCCATATTTTGCAGTTACTTTCTTAACATCAACTTTCTTGGTTAGGATCTCTTTTCCTGAGTAAAGTAAAGGCTTGTACCCTGCACTTGCTACCGTATCCATGAAAGCAAGGATAGCGTCAGCACTAGCAGAATAACCTTGAGTTGTGCTGTTACCACTGCCTTCTTCATAGTCACAAGCTAAGTAAGAACCTGGAACGATACCAGCTTGTTTTGCTGAATTTACTGCATAGTCACCTTCTAAGACAGCTTGACTACTACTTGCACTAAAGTGTGCATAGTGATAACCAGCTGGCATCATGCCATTAGAGTTAGCACTATTAATTTGTGCCGATGCTTTAGGATTTTGGTAGTTTAGTCCTTCTGATACTTTCACGAGTGCATATTTAGCTCCAGCTGATGCCATAGTTGATAAGTTAGAAACTTGCCAATCAGATACATCTACACCGTAACTTCTTTTTTCTACTTCCATGATAACCTCCTACTTAACGTCTTTTAATTCACCGACAATAGTAGTTTTTGGCTTATCCACTGTATCAGCAATTACTTGAGTTTGCTTCATTGCTACAACTGCTTTTTCAGCTAAGCCCTTCAAAAAGATTGTTGGTAAAGCTGGTAAGTGAGCTAATGACAAGATTAAATTGAGCCCGTTAATCACAAAATCCATCTTCTCTTCACCTACCCCACCCCTCTTCTCTGCTTGATAAACGAGAGGGGTTACTGCTTGTGCTACGATTTGCTGAGCCATTGCAACTCGGTCACCTTTAGCAGCTCTTTCATCGATTTCGATCTTGTGCTTAGTATAGAAAGATACAATTACAACTGCTGCAACTGATACTGCAACCACCATTAAGTCTAATAAATGACTGAAACTCATTATTTAGCTGCCTCCTTTAAGTCCCTGATACGTAGCTTTAATACCGTGGCATACTTAGCCATCGCTTGCTTTTGTTCTGTTAATAAAGCACGTTGGTTAGTTGACAAAGTCTTCTTATTTTGTTTGGATAAGAATTTTGACAACTTTTCCCGCTTTGCATTTAACTTCTTCAATTCTTTTTCTAGTTTTTTAATCATGTTTGTTTTCCTTTCCATCAAAAAAGGCACCATTAGTTGGTGTCTTCTTTATGTATTCATTTACTAAAATCTGTTGCTGGTCAACTTTACGTTGAAGTCTCAGGTTTTTTTCTTTCAATATGTCTATTTCTTTTTCTTGTTCTTGGCATTTTTTCTGATAGTGGTCACGCTCTTCTTTGAGAGCATCGAATACCCATTTCCAGATTGCAATCAAAAAAGTACCTATACCACCAAGATAAGGCAGTGCCCTTAGTAAATCGCCTATAAAGCACCACCCCTATCTAATAGTTATGCTTCTTACTCTTCGAAATAATTGAAAAATCAAATAGTAAAATAATCACTTCTAGAAAGCCGGCTGTAAACATGTGTGGGTGTCCCGATATGTACCCGTGACAAAATTCGGCAATTGCTTCAAATGCTAGCAATCCTGCAGTAATAATTAACAAATTACGATTAGTAGAAATGCTATTTTTATCACTAATTGCCCAACTAAAAAGCCAAATACCAATAGCAATGAAGATGCCACCTACTAGATCATCATTTAAAACACCTACTGCAAAAGGTGGCCAAAAGAAATAGAAATCATTACAGATTAAAATTAAGCCTATTCCAATCATTGCTAAAGCTAAAATCTCATGTTGTGGGTGTTCTGTATGCAGGAGACTTTTCAATTTCTGTTTCATATACTATTCTCCCTATTCAACGTACGGTCTAATGATTGATGCGACTTTACTAGTCAAATATGAGCCAAGTACATGATATCCTTCTTCATTTGGATGTAATCTATCTACTAAAAGACTTGGAGCTGATAGTGCATTAATTGGGCATTGACGATTATCAATATAGTTAATCCCATATCTCTTACAGATGTCAATCTCAGCTTGAATATATTGATCTAGTGTATACCCAGCTTCATTCTTGATACCTAAAGCATATTTAGTAGTTAGATCGCCTTGATCTACTCGAATTAATGGAGTGGAGATAATTAAAGTAATGGAAGGATTGCTTTCATAAATCTTTTTAATTGAGTATTCAACAGCTCCATAGAAAGTCTTTTGTTCGGGATATACATCGCCTAATTGTCCTAGGGGTTGGTTATTACCATAATCATTTGTACCAAATGCAAATAATGCAACATTGTATTGCTTAAAATCATTATTTTCTGCAATCTTCATACCGTCAATTCCGTTGTTATAGAGCCAACCTGCACCATTTTGAGCTCCACGAGTTACGTCATATTTAAGTGATCTACCAATTTCGTTAGCATAGGCTAGATGAGTGTTAGACTCGTATGGATGTCCTGCTGTGATAGAATCTCCTGCAACAAACATCTTGTTGTGCGACACATTCCCACCACTAAAGGTTTGCCATTGATTTAATGGAGGATTACTTTTATCAATAGAACCATCGCTATTTATTCCTAAATATCTAAAACTCATATTTGAACCATGTTCTGCATTATAAGAATATGCCAATTGAATAAAATATGATTCATTAATTGGGAGTACTAAAAGACTGTAATATCCCCATCTATCGTTATTAGGAGCGTGTTCTAATTTAGGATTATTCTCATCAGTACCAAAGAAATAGCCGCCTTTTTTGGTATATTCATCAAAATCAAGTCTACTATCATTCTGGCCTGTGAAAATATGTTTATCCGGATAGATCTGTAACCATTGATTTAATGCAGGATTGTCTTTATTAATAACGCCATCTTTTTTGCCTACATATCTTAGGCTGACACTTGCACCATGTTCTGCACCATAAGTAGTAGCCAATTGTATATAAAATGACTGATTGATAGGCAAAACAATTAGACTATAGTAACCGTAGGTATCATTATTAGGGGCATGTTCTAATTGTTTGCCACTGTCTTTTTCAACTCCAAAGAAGTAGCCACCCTTATCTAGATATTTATCAAAATCATATACTGATGTATTTTTTGCATTAAATTGATTTTGATATAAATTTACCAACTGCTCTGAAAGTGAAACATAAGCAACAGTTAATTTAGGAGTATATGATCCATGTTTCCATTGCGGATTCATATCTTGACCTACAGACACATAGTTATCCCCAGTATCTCCGTCATAAATGTCCCAAGCAGCATAATCAATACCAGTATCTTCAGGTAAATACTTAAACTTATTTGCTTTCAGCAAAACGTAGAAATCTTTGTCGATGTACATATTAAATGGAATTGCTAAAGTTCCTATACCTGTTAGAGAATTTAAAGCAATTACTTTATTCGAATCCTTATCCACTAAAGCAATGATGGCTTTTGTGTTTTCTGGAACTTCAACAGATACATAACTTACATATCCAGGCTTATATATTTTATTAAATGCCCACCAAGCGTTATTACCTTCTAAATAATCCTTTACATCATGTGTTTTTAACGGCAATTTATCAAGAAATGGCTGATAAGCGATAGCTCCATTATCAGTAACATTTATTAAAGGACCGCAATCTGTCCAAGAGCCGTTCCAATAGATGTATCCATGTCCACTGTCCATCGCAATGAATACCCCATCTTTACCGTTAGGATAAGCGGTTTTGAGATCTTCTGCTGTTGGAAAACCTTCTATTGAAGTATTTATCTTAGATAATGCAGTTTGAAGCATATTTCTGTCTGCTTGCTTATCTTGGTTGTATTTAGAAATCGTGATTACATCATTAGTTTGCAATTTACTTAAAATTGATGCAGCCTGGGCACTTAATAATTGGAAACTTTGGGTATTTTCTTGCAAAGCACCTTCGTGTAATTTAACTTCGCTATTATATTTTTGATACAAATCATTAATCGCTTGGTCACTCTTTGCTTCAATTTGGCGAATTAGTTTTTCAACTCTGGCGCTGTAGTACTTTCCAGTTAGTCCGAACATGACATCATCACCAAGTACTCTGAACCAAATATCAATTGAAGTTAAGCGTCTTCCGTTGCCGTCCATTAGGCCAATCTTGCCATAGAAGATACCTTTTTGTGTAAACATTTGATCAGTAAGGATATAGTCTGCCCAGCCACCGTCTCTAGTATTAGCCGCACTACCTTGCCAATCACGGTAATCTGCGTCTGGTGCCATGACGATATTGTCGTTCTCATCTGTGCTCCATTGACCAACTGCACCCTCTATAAAAGGAATCATCCCATTTACGTTCATCACACGTCCCTGGTCATACCATTGTACCGGCAAGATCTTACCATTATCCGCTACACGCATTTTAATATAGTCATTAATTGATGCGTTTGATTGACCAGCCTTTGAAATATCAGCTTTCAAGAAGTATGGTTCACCATTATTAACGCTTGTCATTGTCATAATCTATACTTATCCCCTTTGCTTTCTTTGCATTATTGATATCGTTTTGATCATCAATTGATACTGCAGTAGCCCCATCGCCGAAAACGGCAAGGCTTAATTTTGCTACTTGTGTTTCCAAGGCTTTAATTCGTTCTTCTTTTTTCTTTTTATCAGCATCATTGCTATCTTGGTCACCAATAATATCCTGATATTTTTCTTCTGTATTTTTGACTTTCCCTTCTAATTCAGCAAACTTCCTATTGCCTGCTTCCCAATTCCGATCAAGATGTTCTCTATAGGTGGCATCTTGTGTTGGTGAGCCTTCTTTTTCAAAAACGTCAGCCATCTACTCACTTCCTTTTAAATAAAAAACAGCCCATTTTGGACTGTTCATACTACTTATTCGTATCATCTTCATCTTTTCCTTTATCGGTTGTATCGTCATCTTTTCCTTTATCAGGTGTATCTTTATCTTTTTGACTATCTAAAAGCTGTTGTAACTCTTGCTGGAGTTTTTGGATATCTTGCGTATTTTGCTGTTGACTTTCTCCCCAGTTGGTTGTGAAAGTATCAAAGCCAGCATTAGCTTTATGGACTATTTCAGCTAGATTACTCATCTTAAGACTCATACTGGTGTACCACTCACGATATTTATCTTGTTGGTTATGCTGATAAGTCATGTAATCAATAAGGTTAAAAGCTAAATTACCAAAAGTAATTGTATTACCTTTGCTTGGATCTTGCGGATATGAAGTAATCGATTGAACTCTTGTTTCAACATCAATACCTTGCCTAGTTCGTAGATAACCATAGTCACCAATACTGACATCATGTAGATACTTAGCAAACTTTTTAAAGTTAGCACCATCAACTGTGTACTGAACGCTTGGATAGTCATGAACTAGCTTTTTAACCTTATCATCAAGTAGTTCTTGACTCATTACAAAAGACTTGCCGTCATCAGTGAAATCTTCTGTATAAGGCGTAGCATCAATTATAGGCCAGCCCTTTTCTTTAACCAATTTAGAGATATAGGTTGAAGTTAATGTATTCACACTAGAATTATCTCCACTTTGCTTAGTGATATTAATGGTCCCTGTAGCTCTAGTAGTTATTGCAGTATCGTCTTCTTGAACTGATATTTTAGTACAGTTCACATTGTCGACAAAAACAAATTTATCTTTGCCACCAATCTCTTTTGCTACATAGCAAGTCTTATTTTTCCAATAGTATTCAACACCGTAGCTAGTTGCTGCAGTTTGTAAAAGTTCGTCAGCATAACCACCGCCTAACCCGTCACTAAAAGTCTTAACCGAGTTTTGATTTACCTCTGCACCAATAACAACGTCAAAGCCTGAATCTTTGAATAAAAAGTTCAAAGCATCTTTGAGCTTAACCGATTTAGATGTTGTTGACGTATCTGTACTATCACCACTCTTAGTTGTGGTAGTCTCTACACCAATCTTATCTTTGACATAGTGATAATGGAACATTCGGGCTATTTGTATTGCACTTACTGAGTACTGTATATAGTTGCCTATATCATCAGTATTGTAAGTCTGCAGTACATAGTCTTCTCCTCTTTCAGGGACGTTAATCACACTAAAAGGTGATAGAACATCACCATCTATCTTATTGGTATGCAGATTATAAAAATTGAAACTCAACGTGTCTAGGCTACCCAAAGTTGACGTTACTTGAACATCTTGTCCTTTAACTATTGCTACTTGGCCAGCAGCAGTCTTAATTGATATCAAGTAATATCATCTCCTTAGTAATAAAACCTAGTGTTGAACTTAATTGTATAGTCGGTAGCGCCACTAACACTTAGATCATTCCAACCTTTAACGAAATCAAGGTAGGCATGATTAGTCTTAGAATATTGCTCTGTACCGTTAATAGTTGGTACAATCCCATCAATTACAATTGTGTCTTGCTTAGTGTAACTACCAGACAGCTTAAAGACCTGATTAGTTGTATTGTTGGTTATCGTCAAAGTATCTTTCACATTACCGTTAAAAGTAATCTCTACAGGCAATTCATCAGCTTTCAAATCGATGTTAGAAGCATTATAAACTCTGCAGGGACTTGAATTGAAAACATATTTCAGATCAACACCATGCGGAATATTAAGACCTAAGCCCCATTTTCCACTTTCATAACTGAAATCACTATCTGCTGTAGTTGCTACTGTTTCAGCAAGTCCTAGTGGACAACTCAAATTAATGGTTGCTGTAGCTTGCCAGAAGTTTTCTATTTGTGGGTATGAAATAGCCCCATCAACAACGCATTTCCAGCGTAAATAAGGAATACGGTTAGTGTAAACATAAAATGGTTCATCACTATTAAAGATGCGCTTTAAATCCAGTCTCTTAAGTTCTAGATCTATTGTATCTTCTGCTTGGATCATTAAGGTTAATGGGATAGTCATTTTATCAATAACTACATCGGTTAGAACTTGGCCAACTTTGCTTTGTTGCACGTAAGTGTGGGCGTAATTGACGCCCGGCGGTTCAAAAGCAATAACCCGAAAACCCAATTTATCCAAATCGTACTCTGTACCATCTAAACGTTTTACGAAAATACTAGACAATCGGTACTGCACCTCCCTGCTGCTTAATAGTAATGTCGTGTGCTTGTAACATCTTAATTGTTGGATAAGTTGCTCTCGCCATCTCTTTATCAGAAACTATAAATTTAATCACTGTATTACCATCAATTGCTTGGCCTTGATTATTAACTTTAACAATATTTTGACCGGCTACAGTACTGCTATCAGATGTTCCATAACCAGCCACTGAACTATATTTGACTTGTTCCATAATTCTAGCTAATGAAGCCGTAGGACTTTCAGGAGCTACTTTAGCACGTTGCAATATAGCCTTATCAATCAAGTGATCTGCAGTTGATTTTTGTGGATTGATAACAAATTCAGGTCCATCTTCACCAACGCCAATCACTTCAGGCTTGTCAAACTCGCCACCATTGCCATACCAGCCATTAGCGGCTCTGAATGATAAAGCATTCTGTAGACTTCCATATCTTTCCTTAATGTAAGAATACATCCACTTCAACTGCGTTATAGGGTTAGTTCTCCAGTCACTACCTGCAGAAGCCATTTTGCTTCCTGGTAGTGATTGTGGAATACCATAAGCGCCAGAGCTTGGGTTGGTTGCATTAACTCGCCAGCCGGATTCTTGTTGGATAATGCTGTTTAAGCCATTAAACCAACTTTCAGGAATACCTGCTTGCTTTAACCAATGTTTGTGATCTCCGGTAGGTGCTGAATTTGGACCGCCTGAACCAATTGAAACATTGAACAGGCTATTCAGTTTATCAATAAATTTCCAGAATCCAGGAGCAATAGTTTTCTTGATCCACTTTTCAAGTCCACTGTTTGCCTTGACGTTGTCGCCAGACTTACCTAGAGCATTAATACCAGGAATACGTCTATAAGACACAGGTCCTTCATGTACTGCTGATATCTTACCCATACCAATGTTAGGACTTGCACTTGGACTTTGGGCAGAATAGTAATTATCTCCGCCAGCATAAATACCAACGTGATTTGCACCACCTGCACCAAAAAATACTAAGTCACCTGGCTGTGGATTATCTACGCTCTGTGTTGCAGCATATTGTGCACTTGATCCGGCTGGAAATGACTTATGGAAGGCATGTTCAACAGCATATTGAACTAATCCTGAACAGTCAAAGGCATCCGCACCTTTAGCGCCCCATACATAAGGGTGGCCAGAACCATATTTTTGAGCAGCTGCTAATAAATCTGAATTAGCTGCGCCTCCATTGAACTGACCAGATACCATGTTCCATAACGTTTTCCAAAAGCTTTGAACATTCTTATTTGCTTGATCGAATAAGCCATTAGCCAGTGCCTTCATTGAGCGTTGACCACTATTGAAGCCTTTGAAGTTAAAAATGCTTTCAACGTATTGAGTTGGATTTGAAATAATCTTTTTAGCTAAGTCAAAGTATTTCTTTAAATCATCAACTTTGTCTTTTACCCAACTACCAATACCTCCAAAGAAGCTACCTACTGAATTGGTTATATTGCCTAGCCAGCCAGTACCTTTAGCAAAGTGAGTAATACCCATACCTTGCATTACCATTGCTGTTTCAGAAGCATTTAGAACTTCATCACCAGGCATCAGCATAGTAGTTGTATTTCTGCCTTGGAAAATACCAAACTCACCGGTTGACGGTCTAAAGAGTGCTTCTTTATTGCCCGTTTCTGGGCTGTCAAAGCCATCATTAACCATTGCTAAGGTAGGCTCAGTAATTGCACGTCTAGGACCACTAAATGCGCCAGTACCACTGGCAAACTTCTTAGGGATCTTCTTGATCGTGTCGCCTTTACCACCGAAAGCATAGATGACGGTATTAATGCCGCTAATACCAGCGTTAACAATGTCAATCAAGCCACCCATAGCATCTTTACCAAGCTTCTTCATTGTGTCCCACATATCACCAAAGATATTTTGGACACCCTTGGATAGGCTCTTCCAGCCAGCTTTGAAGTTAGAGCCAAAGTTGCTTAGCCAGTCTTGCATATCAGAGCCAAAACGTGAAGTTCTGTCTTGCATTTTAGACCATGCATTGCTTAGATTCTTCCGAGCATCAGACCAGCCACGATTCCAATTCTTACTGAAGTTCTTATTGAAGTCATCGTACCATTTATGGATATTGCTACCCCAATTACTGGTATTACGCTTCATATCATCAAAGGAATTTACTAGGTTCTTCTTTGCATTAGACCAGCCATTATTCCACTTCTTTTTGAATTGACTATTAAACTTGTCATACCACTTGTGAGTGTCTTTACCCCAGTTAGTGGTGTTTTTCTGCATCTGTTTAAATGAATCAGAAAGAGCTTTTTTGTTATTCTTCCAAGTTTTATCCCACTTCTTACCGAAGTCTTTCATCTGAGATTGAGCATCTTTAAAGAGTGTGCCAAAGAGGTTGCCTTTTTTGAAAGCTTTAACATATCTATTGTCGTTAAGCCCTTTAACAAAGTTACCCCAGTTCTTGGATACTTGTTTGCCCCAATTACCAATGCCGGTCCATAATCCTTTGAAGAAATTATGACTGGCTTTGAGCATACCGTCCCAGCCTTTTTGGAGCGTTTTACCAAGACTATCTACCCATTTTTTGAATTTAGGGTTGTTGTCATATAGGAGTTTTACAGCTCCACTAATTGGATTGACGATAAGTAAGGCTAGACCCAACCAATTCTTTTTAATCCATCTAATCGCAGCTTGCATCCCTTTAGAGATATTCTTAGGTAAGTCTGTAAAGAACTTGGTAGTAGTCTTTTTAATTGACGACCAGCCCTTAGAAATATTTTTGCCTAGATTATCGACCCACTTCTTAAATTTAGGATTATTGTCATAGAGAAGTTTAAGTCCTCCAGCAATTGGATTGACAATAAGCAAGGCTAGACCTAACCAATTCTTTTTAATCCAGTCAATAACTGCTTTGAAGCCTTTAACAAAAGACTTATTAAAGGCTTTTACATTACGCACCATGCCATCAAAGGACTTACGTACGGTCGCAGCCGCTTTATTAATCCATTCTCTAAAAGGCTTGATATGCTTATATGCTTCGTAGAAGGCTATGCCTAGTGCAACAAGAACTGCAACAGTGGCCATAAAAGGATTAGTCATAAAGGCAAGCTTTAACAAGTCAAAAGCTCCTTTAACGCCTTTAATTGCTTTAGTTAGATTAGGGAAGGCTTTAGCCAGTCCTTCAATAAGTGTTTTGCCTTTGGCTATTTTAGAAAATGTGCCTGCTATACCTAAGAAACCAAATCGCATTGTATCTAACACTTTGAACGTGGCTTTTCCAGCGAGAATAGTTGCTATAAGGCCGCCAAACACTTTTCCTAGTTTTTCGATTGCTGCTCTATGTTTAGCCACACCATCAACAGCTTTATTTGTATCATCCATTTGTGGGATGAGATCTACCAGCTTAGATGCAACTTTTCCAATAGCACTACTAATATCCTGAAATACAGTAACAATTCCAGAAAAAGCGCCTTTGGCAAAAATACCAATAAACTCACCTAGTTTATTGATAAGTGGTTGTAAATAGACCATTACAGCATTGATTGCTTGACTTAGACTGTAAAAGATTTTAGCTACTCCTGAAAAATCAAGCGCTGATTTTTGCCGACCAATTCCTTGAAAGCCACTTACAATTCCTGTAAGAAGATTAGCAAAAGCTTTAAAAATGTTTCCGCTAATTACACCAATAAAACCAGCAATTGCCTGTAGTGCTGGTGTAACAGCTTTACCAATATCTCTAAATGAATTACCAATATCGCTTAAATGCGATCCTTGAATAGCTCCGGCAATGTTAGCTTTAAAAGATACCGCAAAGGTATTAATTACGGTCATTACACCATTCATAATGCCAGCAATTGATTTACCAAAGTTTTCAAAACTCTTTTCAGCACCACTAGAAGTGATCCAATTACTCATTTTCCCTAGTAGCGGATTTTTGAGTTCTTGAAATGGTTTAACAATAGCACCTGCTAAAACAGGAATGCGTGCATGAATGGTTCTTTCCATACCGTCCATAGTTTGAGAGAAGTTATCAGTAGCATTCTTGTACTTTTCTCCCATCCCTATTAGAACGGTATTCATTGTATCGGCCGATATTTTGCCGGCAGACATCATGTCTCGCACTTGGGAAGTAGTTAGCTTACTGTTATGAGTAACTTTTTGCTCATATGCTACCAGCTCTTCCATAAATTTAGGGAAGACATTTTGGATTGACATCATGTCTTGTGCGTTAGCTTTACCATTACCGATCATTTGAGACCACTGCATGGCAAAGTTCTTTACTGCATCGTCACTCTGGCCAAAAGCATCTTGCAAAGTAAGGACTGATTTAGACAACTCTCTCGTCTTACTTGCAGAGTTAGTAACAGCATAGAATTTTTGGTTTAAATCATTAACCATTTCTGTACTGTTTTGTGCTGCAATAGCAAGATCATTAGTTTCTTTAACTAGTTCCTTACCTTTGCCGGCCGAACCAGTCAAGGTTGTCCACTGAGCAAGCATATCTTGCTGGAGCCGATTGTAGTGAGTACCTTCGGTAATTAAACCACCTAAGGTATTTTTGATTACACTTAAGCCAGCTTGAACAGCGTTTGCTGCAAAGTTTCCGATAAATGTTCCTTTAATAATCTCATGAAGCTTTGAAAAGTGCTTTCCTGCATCGTCAGCATTTTTACTTGCGTTGTCAGTAGCCGGCTTAGTTTTATCAGTAGCATCTAAATCAGTATTGTGCTTTTTAGGTACTTTATTAACTTCTTCCTTACTTTGCTGAGCCTTTTCCTTTAAGTCCGCATTATCTGCAGTCTGTTTAGTCTTGGTATCTTTCGGAACTGAGTCAAGTTCTTTTTTAGTTTCCTCAACCTTGGCCTTTGCATCAGAATTATTAACTTCATTTTTAGTTTCCGTACTCTTAGGTACAGCTTTAAAGGCGTTTTGAAGTTCTACAGTTTTAGACTTAGCTTCATCAGTAACAGCGCTAAACTTTGTCTCTACTTCTTTAGGTACAGACTTTATTTCTTCATCGGTTTGCTGGGTCTTGTCCTTGACGTCCTTGTTATCTAGCGTCCATTTGAATTGAACTGGCTTACTAAGCTTTTGGTTAACTTCCTTACTAGTCTCATCAGCTTCCTGTTTAACTTTGTTGCTAGATTGTTCAAAGCTATTATCTAGTTCTTTACCAGCATCTTTACCAAGTGCATTCAAGACCTGATCTATCAGTTGAGCATCGGTCTTAACCTTATCAACTGGTATATCAATATCAATAGTTATCTTTCCATCAGCCATTTATTAACCTCCTTTCGCTGTATTCATCAAGGAAGCAAAGGCAGATGACAAAGAACTATTGTTAAAAACATCTTCCTCGGTCTTAGGTTTCTTTAACTTCAAAGCGTAATACTGTTGAAGTTGCATTACCTTGCCTCGTTGTTCATCTGGTACATCGGTTAAATTCTTTTGTCTTAGTTCAATTATTCTTTGAATTGGTGTATCTTCACTAAGTCCATCAAAAAGAGCACGGAATACACACCAGTGCATTTTTCCGCGCTCTTTAAGTAAATCTATATGATACTGCATCAAGAATGACGCATAGATAGCGTCAGCATCTTGCCTATATGAATAAAGCTGTTGTGGAGCTATTTGCATCCCAAAATTCATTGAAGAATTGGATTGATAAGGTGCTTTAGTAATAGTTTCATTAATTAGCTTAAAACTACTCTCAAAGAAATCAGGATCTAAAGGTAGTTTCTGGTCTCCAAAAAACAGACGAATAGCTTTCTTTTCCTGATTAGGCTCGTCACTCTCTGCTAGCTCCAGATACTTAATAACCGTGTCAAAAGCTAAGTTAACCTGATATATCCTGTCGTCAAACTTGATAGCTGATAAAGGCGTATCAGTTAGACTAAGCATGATTTTAAGCCCGCATTGATACGCCTGCAGATACAGTTGAAGGAGTAGACATGTGTTTCAATGCCTTACGCTTCTTTTCTTTGACTTCAACTGATTTAGTAGCTTCATCATTCAAAGCATTTAAAACAGCTCCCAAAGCATCGGTTGAGTAGTTGTAATATTTGTACAGACGCTTACCTTCGCCATTACCTAAAAGCTTGTCTAATGCCGAAATTGCAGCATTTTTAACTGAAGTAAAAGTGTTTTCTACATCTTTCTTTTGAATAGCTAATTCTTTATCTTCAAAATTAGGATCGTCTAAAGCTTTAAGACCATTCATAACTTCAACAGATGCTTTTGCAACATTCTTTTGAAAGTTATCATCAAATACGATCTTATAAGTTTTGCCGGCTAATTTAACTTCAACCTTGTTGTCTACTTTAATTCGCTTATCTAAATCAATAACTGACATTGGTTACCTCCTATTTTGGTGCATCAGCCTTTACTTCTACCGGACTAGTCACTGGCTGTGTGTCATCAACAGCCGCAGTGAAAATTCGGGTCTTGTCAGTCTCGGTTAGCGTTAATTTACCGTTCGTTGTCTTAGGCGCACCATCAAAAGCAATGGTAAGTGAAAAGTTTTGTTGAGCATCTGCAGCACCACCGGTTGACGTAATTGCAGTTAATGTACACTTAGAAACTACTGGCATTCCGTTGTTGATCCATAATACACGGGTTTTTGCAGCAGAACCGATTGCATATTGTTTACCATCGATATAATCTTGTGCAGCATCCCCTAAGTAACGCACACCCTTAATAGCCAATTGAAGAGATTTTCCAGTTACCTCTGTATCATCATGACCATCTCCATCGTAGTATGCCGTTTTTTGTGTCTTTTCTTGCCAAGATGGAGTGATTTCGCTAATTCCTCGTGCCAACCATGTCCACTTACCAGTAGTAATATCCGTTAAGTCTTCATCGTTGTCAGTAGTATCAATGTAAAGGCGATTAGCAACGTTTAACGCTGCACCGTCAGTAGGAAGCTCTGTCCCTTTAATTTGAACTAAATTGTTTGCCATTCTTTATCTCCTTATTTTGTGTAAACAAAAACAGCCACGTCTAATAAATACGTCACTGTTCCTTGTAAATCTTGTTCTGTCTCACTAGGAGCGCTTGAAACATTAATTTTGTCAAAGGTGAAGGTATTATCATCACTTTTGATAGCTCCTAGCTCTAAATCATCTAAATACATGCTGATCTTGAATAGATCATTCTTGATATCTCGGCCACTTTTGCCACGTTCAGTAATTGCATAATTGTATACCCAATACTCACGACCGCTAAAATCAGTTGATATTTTGTGTGATCCTTGTTCTGGGACTAGCCCAATGGAGTTATCAGGTGCTAAATAAGCAATCTTAATTGGTAATCCTGTACCCTTGATAATTGATTCAGCAAGTGCTTCTTGTAAATCGAATTTAACGTCACTCATGCCATTGTGCTCCATTGATAAATGCTTCTTTAACCATTGCCATCTCCGATAAATTACCCTTAAGCCTTAAGTCCCAACGTCTTGATGTTCCAGGGGTAGTGTAATTATGTATCCTAAATGGCCCACCGTATTGATTGGTAATAAAACCATAGAATTGTGCTCTAGCATAAGGCTGAACATAATACACGCTAGACCCATCAATTGCTACCTTTGAATTTTCTCGCAAATAACCTTCTTTTTTAGGTACATATTTTTCCATTGCTTGATGAGCATCGTTAGCCATAGCCAAACGGCCACGTCTTAACTGGGTATCATTTAGTTTCTGCTCCAATTTAGCAATATCTACATGTACTTTTATACCCATCCTGTCACCTCAAATCATTGATAGCTTATATTGATAGATTTCTTTACTAAAAGGCTCGTAATCTTCGTTTATATTGGTTAGCGTGTATTCTTGACCTTCATAGATAATCTTCGCCTTATCCTCAATATCTTGCTTAGATAGTGAAATAAGTGGCTCTGATATATCTTTATAAATCATTACAGTACCATTTGCGACAATCTGCCGATCGTTGTTAGTGCCTGAATAGATTGTTCTTAAGTGAACCACACAATTATTAATTTCAACCCCATCGTCATAAGTGGCTTCACCATATAAATCATCTTTAACTTTGCGTTTAATGATAATGGATTGGTTGCACATTGACTTTGGTGGCTTTAACATGATGAAACACCTCTATAAAGCAAGCCAGTATAGAAAAGATATTCTAATGCTAGATTGTATACACCATTAGTTGCTGAATCCGTTGGACTAGTACCTGTTGAGATGCTTGTTCCATCAATTGAGATACTTTTAACGTCTTTTTGAGCCATCTCATATGTATTAGTTGCACCAATATCATCCATATACTCAATCTGCAAAGCCAGTGCCTTCTTAAACCAATTAACACGATTCGTATCAGTATCTTCATTAATTGAATTGCGTTCATAATACATCCCTGTTAAAGGATTAATCATGTTCTCAGCGGCTTTTTCAAGAGCATCAAAATCAGCATTAGTAGATCTGTTTGTTAGTTCTTGAAATTCCTTTTGACTAAGTAATTGCATCAAGAACCCTCCTACTCAATTAATTGTTACTTTGTTGGACTGACTTTTTCTTTTGAAGTATCAGCAGGTACAAATAACGGATCAAGTTGGAATTTGTATTGAACTAAGCGTACATTGCGTACATCCATTCCCTCTGGTAATGTCCATGCTGCTTTCTTTTTAAAGTCATCTGGAGTTGGGAAGTTAGGCTTGTCTGGCACAAAGGCTGGATCAATGGAAATACCTGCTGGATGGATACAGCCAACACGCTTTTGAACAACACTTTCACGTCCACCTTGTTTAAGTGGCTCGTCTACTACTTTTGTGCCGTAAAGTTGACTAGAGTAACGAACAGCACCAGTTCCAAATAAGTAAGCTACTGATGTGGATTTGCTACTTGATGTTTCTACTGGAATAGCATCATCAATAACTACCTGCTTACCGTTATATACATTAATTGGATTGCCACCGTTTGAAGGTTGAATAGTATCAATTAAGTTTTGTGCTTTCATCATTGCGTAAGTTGCAGAGTTAACAGAAATACCAGTTAATAAGTTTTCTGGTTGATCTCCCATTAATCCAAGTGCAGCAATAAATCCTTTTGCGCTAAATTCAGCACTAGTTGGAGACTTTGTAGTTAAGTCTAAGATTTTTGCGTTTGCCACATCATCAACTTGGAATGCACCATTCAAAACAGCGAGTAACATAGTTTCGTCGCAAGAGTTCCAGAAGTTAGAGAATCGACTACCAATTCGTTCAGAAACTGGTGCTCCTGAAATTAATGTTGAAATATCAGTTTGGCCAAAAGCTTTTGCTTGATAGAACTTCATGCCGACTTGTGAACCCGAAGTAAGGTTTGATACCTCAATATCTGCATCATCTGTCCAATTGTCGGCATCTCCCTCTAAGTCATTAATAAACGGAATGGTAACTTTTGTACCTGCATCCATTAATCTACCGCCTAAATCAGGATCGGGAGTAAGAATACCGGAATTTACTAAATTATTTGTCTTTGTAGAGTCATTTTGCACCCAGTTATCAAAAACTTCTGGGATAATAAGGTCTTTTAAGTGTGTTTCTGCCATTTATCTGTTACTTCTTTCTAAATAATTGTGACCATCTCGATGGATCTTCCTTATACAATTCATTTTGTTGTTGAAGAGTCATCTTAGATGGATCTTGTGGGACTTCGGATGTGCCATTCCCTGAAACAACTACGTGAGTAGCCGGCTTTTGTGGTTCTGCTGGCTCATCCTTTTTAAATAAAAAGCCGTAATTTTGTTTAGCAGCATCAACTTGCTCTTGAAAGCCAAGTAAGTTGCCATTTTCATCAAGTGATACCTTACCGGTATCAATAAAAGGTAGAACAGCCTTGTTTTCAAGTGCACCAGCTTTACTTAAAGCACTTGAAATAGCGAACTCTTTCTTTTGGGATGCTAACTTGTTAGACCATTCTTTGTCTTTTTCTTTGTTAGCCTTTTCAACCTCGGCAAACTTGGCTCTAAGCTCTTCGTTGTCTTTGGCTGCAGTACTTAAAGACTTAATCTGCTTATCACGATCCGTTACTTGTGACTTGTAACCATCAATTTGATCATTTAAGCTAGCAATCTTGGTATCGTAGTTACTGCGTAGAATGGTCATGTCCTTACCATGTTGTGCCATAACAGCCTTGATCTGATCAGCATTTAAGCCTTGTTTTTCTAAAAAATCACGTTCCATTTTGGTTCTCCTAACGTTTAATTTATACGAGGGACGACCTCGTTCAGAGCATAATAAAAGAGCAGTTTAGCGACTTACTCAGGTCGATTTAATTATTTTTATATTATTATTTGTTCACGGCTATACTGTCGTACTAAGAAATCATTATCTTTGACGATTTGTCTTAATTTGGCTTGATAGCCTCTAATACTTTGATTTAGTTTTCTAACGCTTTCAGGATCATCATCCCTTTCAGCAAGTTCTTTTTTTCGTTTAAGATGCCTAATACTACGCTCATAATATCTTTGCTGTTGCTGTATTTTAGCGTTTTTAACAGCTTGCTCAGGATCATAATGCTTTTGGAAGTTATGAGATACGCCTTTGATGTAAGGATAAAGAATGTGGCTGCAGTTAATCCCTTGAGTGCCTGCCGGCTTACCATATCCATAGTCATAGATGTTAGGATACGAAAGGTCAGCTTTTGGATCACTTTTAGGGACAATACATACTACTTTGCCTTGAATTGGAGCACAAGCCGGTCTTGCTGCCGGATGACTAGACATAGTAGCTAGCACTGTGTCAAATTCCTTCATAGATTGCGCTCTAGCTTCGTTAAATACTCGGTGGGTAGTAGATGTAATGACAGTTCTTGTATACCCTTCTAGTGTCCACTCATGACCGCCTTTATCTGTTAGGGATGTAGGCAAGCCTTTGTCATACCATTGGAGGATATTATCTTTTAATGCCCTATCTGCCGTCTTAGTCCCTGTAGAAACATCTAATACAGTTTTGTCGATAATGTTTTGATAGGTTTTTAAGGCGGCATTTTTATGAACATTAGTTGTTAGCAAGGTTTGATTAACGTAATTGTTGACGTTCCTGAAAGTCTGATCTGCATAAGCGTTAATAATCGCTACTGTATCTTTGCTAACGACCTTCATTGGTTGCTTTAAAGCGGTAGATAGTTCAGTGTTCATTCTTTTTGCTACTTTTAAGCCTTGATCTTGGATTAGATCATAAATAGCTTGCTTACTGTATCCAATATTTTTGGCGATGAAATCAACCACTTTGTCAGTTAAACCGCCCATCTCAGCAAGAGCCTTTAAACGCCACTCTAAGACGCTTTTTTCATCAGCATTAATAAGCATCCCTTTGTGCTTTTTAAACGTGTCAATCAGCAAATAAAAGGTATGCTGTTGCAGGTAATCATAGTAATCAACTATCTTGCTTGCTTTCTTCATCATCTTGCTTAGTTGTGGATCCATCTACCTCACCTTTATCTTTTTGCTTTTGCGTATCTGTTAAAGGATTAAACTGCTCAAAATCAGGTGCTGGTGTTGCTTTTTCCTTCTGCAGTTGTTCCAACCACTTAGTGGCTTCATCATCGTTTAAGTTATAGTTACGCTTGGTAAATTCTGTAATAGGCATTGCACCAGCATTAAGAGCTGATAAATCATTCTTGAACTGTGCATCTTGATCCACAAAAATACCATCGTTAAAGTCTGGCGTAATAACTAAATTATCAATGTCTCCGGTCCATTTAGGCTTTTGATCGCTCCATAATTCAGGTGTCTGCAATAGTTCAGCAATAGCATATACAAGTTGGTCTATTGTGTCCTCTACTTGCGTTAGATAGCTAGAACGTGTTTGGTAAGTCATCGAATTGCTTGAAACAACACCTGTAGCTGTTTGAATACCTGTAGGGGTTGCTGTAAATGTTCCCTCACTCAATCCAATTTCATTTTCAAACTCATGTAGGAAGTAGCTCATTGCTGCTTGATACTGATCTGTTCTAATATTGATAGCTAAGTCCTTAAATGAACTACTATCGTCTAATCTACTATTGATTGGAACAAATACATCATCGTCAGTATCCCAATACATTTGCTGATCTGCTGGTACGGGATGCCCATTAATCTGAGTTTGACGTTTCAACCAGCTTTCAGGAACAGTTACACGTCTGCGCCCAGTCTTAACGTCCCAATAGAAACCGTCTTGTGTCACGTTGATGTCGTCAAGAATGTTTCTGCAGTTGTCACATAGACCTAATCCTAATGGACTTGTGAAACTCTTGTTGTTGTCTCCCGGATTACGATAGAAAGCAAACAGTGGCTTAGTTATATGTGTAAAAGTTGCTGTTTGCGGTAAGTCAGCATACTCTTCAAGTGAATTTAAAGGGATCTGTGTGCCTGTTGTGCCCTCGTCAGTCGATTCATACAACTCGTTAGTTATTGTGTAAGGTGTATACTCATTGCCATTCTCGTCAGCTTGTTTTTTACCCCACTGATGAAATTCTAATAAGGTGTAATAGTGTGGTTCATCATTAACAGTCTTCATGATCTTACGAGCTAGCGCTATCTCTTTAACTTCTGTCGTATTCGCATTAAGTGGATAAACGCCTAATGCATCTGACCAGTTAAGCTTAACTTGATCATCTTCAACATAAGGTCTAATTGCACTAGAACCTAAAGCAATAGCACGTTGCAAATTAGTTTCAAAAGTGGTGTAAAAGCGGCTTTCACGAAAGATCTTATCAAGTTGTTCCTGGAGTTCATTGTCATTAACTTTTATTGAACATTGCTCATTAAAGATGATTGATGCTAAGCGCTTAGATGCTTTTTGTGTCATGTTGATGGTATTCATCTTGCGTTTCTTTTCATGCCCTAGCACCCAATAATGAACGTCCTGTGGCTTGTCAGAATAATAGTCTTTAGCTTTTCGAATGCGTGTGTACTCTTCTGCAGGTACTGCAATACGTGGATCGTCTGTAATAGCTCCTAATGATTTAATCATCCCTAACTTAGCACCACCTTTCCTAAATAATCCTTTAATGTTTGCCCATAATCCCATATACTCACCGCCTTATGCTGATAATCCAAGTAAGCGCTCATTATCTACTATGCCGTACTTAAGAGCATCACAAGAGTGGTCATCTTCTTTAACTACTCTTGGATTGTCACTATTAACAGTAGCTGGATCCCACTGGTATTTTTTATGCTCATCTAAAAAAATGTTGTTTCCCGGAGTTTTAATCACAAATAGGCGCCCTTGTGCTAGCAAGTCTTGAACTCGGTCAATCATTGCTGCCTCACTAGACTTATGCACCTTAGACCATTGTGTGTTGTACATCTGCCAGTATTGTGTGTAGATACCACCATCTGCAGAGTCAATTGTCTGATTATACGGGAGCATCCCATATTTATTGGTTATCTCGTTAATGAAATCATGCACTCTTTCAGCTTGTTCAGATGCTGATAACTTGCGAGCATACTTGGTCGGATCATAATAAAAGGTATCTAGTACATACACGTTATATTTGTTAGTAAAAGCACATGCCACGCAAGCCGTTGCTGATACCATAAAGCCAGTATCCATGCCGTAAAAGACTTCTGTAATGTACTCATCATCTGGTAACTTATCCACAAGTTGAAATAGGTCCATATTGTAAACGTTTGTTCCAAGTCCTACTGCTTCGCCAAGATATAGCCAACGATAATAATCAGGATCATTGCGCTTGTATGTCTCAATTAGATTTAATTGCTGCTTAGTAGTAAAGCCTAGCTTGTCATCTAAATAAGTACTTGTATCAATAAAATAATCTGGATCTGTTTCATGCTGTGTTATCCATTCATTTACCCACGCATATGGATTACGTGGAGGATTATATGAGATATAGACCTTGACTTGATCAACAAAATCTGGCTTTTGTCTGATAAATGTTGGAGTGGCTTGGTCAAATACGTCAGCATTCTTTAAGTTAGCAAATTCTTCATACCAAACAGCTATTACATTGCCGACTATGTTGGATTTAAGCTTCATAGGATCATTAGCACCATAAAAATAGAATGTTGATCCCGTCCGGATATGAGTAATAGTTAATGGTGATACACGAGTTCTAAACTCACTTCCAACGTGTAGCTTGGTCATTGCCCACAAAATTTGGTTATATACACTGTCTCGCAAATACCGTTGATTTTCACGCACGCAAATAACATTTACTGTCTTGTTTTGGGCAATATACCGCATCATTGTAGTAACTAACTTAAAGCTAATCACCGAAGACTTAAACGAACCACGACCGCCCTTATACACTTGATAAGGCTTGTTACTGTTCCAAGCTGGATAAAAGTGGGGATTAATCTCTTGACTCAGTTTCACTATTGCTGTCATTTGAAACCTCCCTTATATCATCAACAATAATTGTCTTGTTACTTGGATCATCGCTTTCTTCAATCGCTTTAAGCTGTGCTTCACTAAGTTGAGCTTCAGCAAGCGTCTTACGAGCATTAGCTTCATTAAGTTTCTGGAATGTTTGATCACGGTATACATCTGGACGCCTATTTTTAAGCCAGAAAATAATAGCAGAAGCGTTTGGATCCACTTCTGTTACTGTCTTGCTTATAGGTATTTTTTCATAAACATCAACGTGCTCAGCTGTTGCAATTGCTATCTCTTCCCGTGTAGCTTGTGGATGATCTAATTTGTAGATGTTAGCAAACTTAGTACGTTCAGCTTTAAGATTGAACTCATCTTTCTTGACCATCTTATACTGTGTAGTGGTAAGAGTGTGTTTCTTCATGACTGAAATGAAAGAGTCTTCAATTTTAGCATCAACTATTTCTTTACCTTTTTTCAGGGCGTCACTCATGTCACTATATGTACTTAACCATCTTTGAAAGGTTTGACGTTTAACACCAATCTTCTTCGCTATCTGTTCATTGGTTAAACCATCTCTAGCCCATGATCTTAGCCTAGTTAGATTATCAGGCTCTAGCCATTTTTTATACTCAGCACGTGCCATCTAATCCACCCCATAACTTTAACCACCTTTGCTGCCAAAAGAACTTCTTTTAACCTTTATTCCACTTCTTCTTAGACTTAACTTAACTGATCTAACACTTCGTCTAGCACTAGTTAATGCTTGATTTAATCTATTACCGTTAGCTCTCATACTTTGTCCACCAGTAATACGATTAGTCATTCTTTTAATTTTTCGGTCACCACTACCAGTTGTCTTCAATCTTCGTTGTATTACTCTATGCTGATTTCGGTAAGACGTCGTACGACTAGCGCTAAATAAATCTAACTGTTGAGCCATTAAATCACCTCCATTTTTTCACAAACTTAAAATGCTATATTGTCGGGCTTAAATGAACTTCGATCATCGTGGCCAAACAGCATTTTTTCACAAACTATCTATTAAAGTATCTCTTCAACTGATCCCATGTAACATATTCTTCATTAGCAGGGATGCTAGCTTTTCTATATACTTCTTCTTTAACTTCATTACTAGGAAAAATAACCTTTGTATAGAAGTTAATGATGGTTGAATCATTGTCTTTCTTTCTAAACTCGCTTTTGGTTTGATTAAATTCAGCAAGCTTAGTCATCTTATCTTTCTCATCTTCAACTTCATCGTCATAAGGTGTTGATGTCTTTGATGGTTCATCGTTTTCTGACAAACTACCATCAAAATCTACATCCCCATCAAACATGAAATCAATATCAGACTTATTGAAACCCATGTCTTCAAAAGATACGTCTTGTGATAAATTAAATAGTTCGTCTAAGTCCCAATCACCTTGCATACTTGGATTATTAAGTTGGACGTTTAATTTCTTTTCCGTCTTTTCGTCAACATCAATGATTGCTACCGGTACATCATACTCTTTCTTACGATAAATCTTATCTGCAGCAGTTAAACGTTGATGACCACCAACAAGCACACCAGTACGTTTATTCCATACTAGTGGTTCAATTAGTCCATTTTCTCTAATTGCTTTAACAAGTTTCTTTTGGTTAGTTTCATCAATAATTCTAGGATTATACTCAGCAAATTTAATTTGACTGCGTTTAACTGTTCCATATTCAAATCTCTGTAATGGTTGTGGCATAATTAGCCTCCTCTGTTACCCGTCGAGCCTTTTTTATACTTGCCCTTGCTGACACTGTCAAAAGCACTTTTTATTCTTTTCAAGACATCTCTATTACCAGCATGATCAAAAGTTTGGGAACTAAATCGAGTTTCAAATTTAAATCCTCTTGGTCCTAATTCTTCAACTGCATCTTTATGAAATCTAGATTTGCTAATAACATGTACTCTGCCTTGTGAATCTTTCATAACACCAAGGGATAATCCATTAAACTTTATGCCCGGAACTGCTTTATAATTGCTTCCAGCCTTTTGTCTACGTCCATAACGAAGAGCTTTTAGATACGTTTGACGTTCTTTAGGGGTCCACTTCATTCGTCGAACTTCTTTAGTTCTGTCTACTATCCTCTTTTTTCGAGCTTGTTCTCTTTTGGTTATCGAGTTCTGTTGTAATTTTTCTATTTCAGCATCTGACACCATAACCAATTACCCCCCCGAATGACCGCTAGAAGCCTTAAACTTTCCAGTTTTTGAATTATATCCAATTCTTTTGGCGATTTCTTCAACTCCATATCCTTGATTCTTTAAGCGCTGAAACTTTCGTCCCAATGGGTCCTGTGTCCGAGCGTAACGACGTGCTTTTATATTTTTCATTTCAGGGTGTTTTTTCTTTACCCTTTCTACGATTTTGTTGAAAAGATCATCTCTCTTGTCCGGACCTTCGCTGCCATGATTACCAAAGTCAGACCAGTCAGCTTCAAATGCTTTTAGTCGTCTTTTCTCTGCTCTCTCCCAAGTAGTCGTCCACCAAGGATGTTTGCCACTAGTAGCAAAACGCATACCATGCGAATAAACAACCATTATTTCTCACCTCTTTTGTAAACTTCATATTGCAGTACACCAGCTTGTGCTTCCGGGAAAAATTTAAGAATCCTAGCATAATCATCTGGATAGATACACTTGATTGATGACAACTCTTTGCCGGCTAAACTGTGGAAACTGAAACCTAATTTACGATTAAACTCTGGATACAATAAGTTATTAACTTGCATGTATCTTTTGATGTCCGCATCTCGCCAGTACATGACTGGATAGAATCGTCCACGTTCAACGTCAATTGATCCTGAATGTTTCAGCATAGCTCTGCGCACTACAGAGTCATTAATCTTCTCTCCACCTGCTATCCATTGAATGCCGGTCTCTTGTCTGATCGCTTCATAAATAGCTCTAATCTTAACACGTGGGACTGAGTAATCAGCATCCCTAAAAGAACCATATCTATAGAAATCAGCATTTTCAAAGTGCGGCACTCTAATAATGTCAACACCATAATGTCGCTCATACTTAGCCAGTGCTTCTTCTTGAAATTTAAGGTCAGGAACCAAATACATAAAAAATGGTTGTACTTGCTTAAAGTACTTCATGCATAGATCAAGTGTTACTATGCTATCTTTTCCCATAGAAAAAGACACAAGCACTTTGTCGGTTATCTGTGCCTGTGTCTTAATTGCATCAAGTAAGCTCATTTTTTCGATCCTTCATAAAATAAAAAGCGCTCCAGAAGCGCTTAGTGAACAATATGAAATTTCTTAAATTTACTGAATTGTGGTTCAACATTCTTTTTTACTTTTCTTTTTGGAACATAGATTAACGGTTTGATCTTTTTGTTATACCATTCATCAAACTTAGGATTACTATGTTCTACTTTTACAAATGGAGCTGGCTTAATTAGCTTGTCATCAACGTTATATAGCTTTAACTGTCCCTTTACCTTAATCGGTTCAATTAGATAGCTACCACCCTTTTTGAATGGTTCAATGTGCCAGTAATAAAGCTGATCTTCTTCGTTCCATTCAATGTCCTTAATCATTGCTACACAAATAGCATGACCATAGATTGAATTAGGATACTTCTTTGCTGAAGCACATAGTAGCAATGGACCTCTATAATTGGTTGTCCACGTTCTATATTCAATTGTTTTATTTCCATTGATAATATCCATGATGTAATTACCATGAATTGACAAAGCCTTCATACTTTCCTCCAGTATTATCTTTTTTGCTTAGTTCATAATCAGGGCCACGATTATATAAATTAATAAGACTAGCAGCCAAACAGCACAATAAATAAGTGCTGGACTAAGCACCAACCACCAAGACCAAGTAATAAATCCCATGATTCTGGCAATTGCAAAAATAATTGTTAAAACGATTGCTAAAAACTTCATAAATATCTCCATCAAAAAAGCTAATCTCTCGCTTAACTCTCCAATTTTTAAACTAAGCTGATAAATTCACTTATAGCGATAGACGGATTCGAACCGCCCCGCAGCCGTTTTCACGGCCCGCTCCACCGATTAAGCTATATCGCTACCCTTTTCATGAATCGTGGAGGTGATCAACCTCCTATGGCAACTGATGGAATCGAACCACCGACGACTTAGAACTTCACTCTAACGCTCTACCTACTGAGCTAAGTTGCCCCACCTAGGAATAATCGATTTTAACGCGCGTACTTCATTCGATTAATTCCCAATAGGATACACCGGAATCGAACCGATAAGAGATAATCGTTGCTGGCATACTTAGCTATATCTCGGTAGAATTGCCACTACCCTAGCTCACCAATGGCTAGCTATATCCTGCAATGCTCTGTTAAGGAACAGAGCTAAACCAGATGCTGTAAATTAAACGACAAGTAATATAGTTTTCGTGAATGTATATTACTATTACGAATAAAACATCAAATATACTGTATGACAAGGTATATTTTTTTGTATTTTTACGTCCGTTTTCCGCCGGACAATGAGCAGGCAAGGAATCGAACCTTGCTAGATAGTTGTGAAAGAAAATGCCTTCTTTCATTCAAAATTGTGTACCATTCTGCCCACGGCATCTGTTGCGGTCCTGCAAGCAGATAACCACCTCTTAGCTATAGTACGCTCGCCCGAACCGTGGGGGCATCGCATATTTAATCCTAGGGAGTAGCATCAATCCCTAGGTAAGCAACAAGTAGGAGTCGAACCTAACTTGCTGCTGCACATCAATCATGAGACTAATAACAGAGATAATAAATAATGGTTGATGTGCTAGGAGATCTTTTCAAATCTAAAGTGTATTTCCTAAAAATTCTTGGAGGATTGAGAATCTTCTTACTAAGAAAGGCATATTGCCGTGTCGAAACTTCTTACTTTTTCGACAATAACAATTTACCATGATTCTAGTCCGGTAAGTGTCCGGAAACTGTACGATAATCGTACGATTTACTTTTTTCCGGAGCATTCTCTTTAGGCTTTTCTTCTTCCTTTTCAATAATTAAATCAGGTATGTCTAAGCACCCGTTTTTGGCCTTTTTGGAGTTCAGCAACTCTGCAAACTCGCATAATGCTGCCTTACGCTTTGAATAATACTGACTGTTAGAGTAGCCCACAATTGGTTGTATCTTCCAATCCGGCATCTTTTTGACAAATTTATTAAGCAATATTTGCTGATATGGATACGTAGGGCTTTTCTGGCATAACAGAATGGTCTGATAAACGGTTACTGCTCGTAATTCGTTACGCTCTACTTTCTCCCATGCTTTTTCTAACTTACGCTCTTGTGAGTTAGTGGCACTATGAGATGCTGGCATCCCTGTAAAGGGTTGGCCGGATAAATCATCTAAACTAAGTGCAGCGCCCTTCACATACTCTGGAAACGTGTACTTTAAAAATCCAATAACTCTGCCGGAAGTCCTATCCATATCAATATCAAGTCCTAAGTCTGTATTTTTCTGTTCCACGTTCCCACTCCAAACTAGCCTTCTAAGCCATAATCTCTATATTGTCTTACTCCCATTGCACGCAGATATCCATCACGATATGCTGCTTGTTTTAGCTCCCATAAGTCTTTTACCGTAAGGGATGCAGTGTGTCATACTTATGGATTAAATTTAAGTCTTTATACGCTTCATCATGTGCTAGATGATACCGCCTATAATCGTTATTCATTACTTATGTCCTCCACTTCTTGTAATACTCTTTTACTTCTTTTTCGTAATTTACTGGCTTAAGTGTTTCGTCTTCCTGTGCGTGATACCATTCGCCTTTTTGATACTTAAGATCACTCATAAGACAAAAACCACAAGTCCAACTGCGCCTAAGCAAATAAGCATTACTGCTACAGCGATTAATTCTGCGCTATGATGCTTCATATTTTCTAATATCCTCTATCATTGAAAAAACTGCGGTCATTTCATCAATTGATAAAGCCATTGCTGCTGAATCGCTTAAAATTTTCAATTCATTAGTTAAAGTTATATGATGCTGCTTTGCTATCAATTTGGCTATTTTTAATGCTTTATCAAAATCCTCATCTACACTTGCATCTATAAATTTACTTGGTAACCCTAAATCAATTTCTTCCATCTAATTCTCTCCTTCTTATCTGTTTCATCATTTAACTGCGAATTAATCAAAATCAATGGCCCTTTATCTTTATCAGAAATCTCAATTTTTGCTACTGTTGACATATCCACACATGCATTTCCATCAATACCGTTGAAAGTTAAAATATTATTTTTCAGTGCTTTTCCATCTTTGCAGAATTTCGACAAAAATTCTTCCCACAAATTTTCAGAAGTTTCTGCTACTGCAACAGAATCAGTACATCCATTTTTAAATATAAAATTTACGAAACAAAGTTTATCGCTTGCATTAAGTTTACTCATTATAATCTCCCGTATCCCTCTTAACTCTCACTTCAACTCTTGGACGCTCGGCATATCTCTTTACAACAAGCAATTTAGTAACTTGCCTATCGTCTTTGTATAGACCACGTATAACTTCGACCATCTTTTTAAGCTGCTTATTTAACTTCCTCTTAGGGTTCATACCGTCCATGATAATTTTGCCGATATTATCAGCATCAGGCATCTTAGTAGGAAGTTCTTTGTTAGCAAGGCACAATGCCTTACGTTTCTTACTCCAGCTCTTAGGAACGGGAAAATATGCCACTATTTTGACATCTACAGGCTCGTCATTGTAAAAGCACCCGTCAAAGCTATTTATTGCCGTATACCTAACTAAATCTTCGTACTGAGATGTTTTCTTTGGTGTATAAGTAACCGTCCTAGTAACTCTAGGTCTAGCCTTACCTACTGGCGATCCTTCAATTGTGAAATTAATCTCCATATAACTTACTCAATCCAATCATCATAGATTAATAGTTGCGGTTCATCATCGCTATCGCATAATGTACTCATAGTATTTTGGGGTGTAGGCTTTGATTCAGGAAACGATATGATTAAATCATGATTAACTGTTTTGTGCAGTAGTTGTAAATCTGAAAGATTTTTAAGATGAATTTTATATATTGAATCTCCAAATTCGTCCTTTGATTTCATCAGATTAAAGCCAGCTTCGGCAAGTTTGCTTAAATAATGTCTAGATAAATCTCCTTCTTCATAGAATGGACTCTTTACAGAATCTATTTCAAAAATCATCTTCTACAATCCTCCTACAATCAGAATAACTACTACTAGCAGGATTAAGAACGCTGCTGCATATATCCAATCTGTCATTATCCTTCTGCTCTTTAAATCTCCTCATACTCAATAATCATTGTTACCATGCACATTTTGGTTACAATCCAACAATCTTTTTCAGTGGTTATCCATTCTGAATCTGCATAGCAATTTTTAATTTTAAAATTTTGATGGTTGACTAGCCATTCATTTACATACTCATCAATCTCATTTGAACTTTTTACAAATGTTTTAATTTTCATTTGTTAACTTCCTTCCACACTTAGGACAGTAATTGATTTTTCCAGAATATGTTTCAAACCAGTCAGAGGTAGGATCGCTATAAGCTGAATAATTATAAATGTAATAATCATTCTTCACTCTATACAATTTAAATTCAACATATTCGTCTTCGGAAAAGTCCTTACCATAGCTATCGTCGTTGATATTACAAAATTTACAGGGATTATCTTTTTTATTATTTTGTTTCATTATCTTAGAACTCCAATCTAACTCTTTTCTCATTGTTTAGTCTCTACACAAATCTAACGAAAACTAGAACAACATTAATGACGGTTAAAAAGAATAGTATGTATACATTCATTTGCTTATCATTACTATCAACATTTGCGCTGTAAAACAAATTGATCAGGATAAATACTATCCACCATTCAGCTGATAATCGTCCGCTCATTTATTTATTTCCCTTCCTATTTCTTTTCTGGTGCAATTCTAGTATGTTCTTCAAAATAGCATTCTTTAAAACTATTCAGTAATGCCTCTAAAACATGAATTGCCTTATTATCAGTCGTAGTAATAAGTACATCTAGAACATCGGTAAAAATTCTTTGCTCGTCCTCTGAAAGATCTATAAATAAAATTTTTCCTTGTAAATAAGGCACTGAAACATTGAAGTAGTCTGCTAATGCTTGCCAAGTTTCAGATTTAGTTGGTTCATTACTACCAGTTTCATAACGACTAATAGTGTTATTAGCTAATCCTAATTGATTGCCTAATTCCTCTTGCGTTAATCCTTTTTCCATCCGTAACTGTTTAAGTCTATTCTTCATTTACTACTTCCTCCGGTAAGTTCTTGATGCAGGTAAGCAAGTATCCTTGTGGATACTGTTCACCATAAACAATAGTCTTTTCAGCTGCTTCTTTAAGTTTTCGGGTATCTTTCCCGTGAATTGCTCTAATCATCTTATTTATTTCAGATTCTGAAAATGTAATTATCGGTCTTCTCCATTCCTCAGCACAATGATTAAGATAATTGATTAAGATTTCAATTACATTTTCATCTCTCTCCCTCTCTTCTTTAGAGAGAGATTTAGTAATTGTTTCTTTTCTTACTTGTTTATCTTGGTATTTATTTTGATTAGTATTTATTAGTGTTCGATTTTCCTGTTTAGGTTTTTCCAATTTAGGCTTTTCCTGTTTAGGTTTTTCTAAATCAGGTTTCCCCTGTCTTAGAAAATCTAAATTAGGTGTCTCACTTAAGGTCCAAATGCTTTCTTTTACCTGGCCTTTACTTCTCTTTCTTTCTCGTTTTAAATAGCCATGTTTTTCAAGCTCAGCTAATCCACTCCTAAGACTAGAAATCCCATCAGAAGAATGTTTGACTACTTCTTTTTCGTAAAAATTCCATTCATCACTCTGTGACCATAGGTAAACAAACAATCCTTTAGCTTTCCAAGAGAGATTAGTATCCTGAATTACATGATTATCTATAACTGTGTAGGATTTTTCATATACTTTCTTGATCTTTGCCATTCTGCATCCCCCTAAAATAGACTATCTGTAACAGGATCTGAATCTACTTCTACCTTCTTTTCAGCAAACGGATCTTTTTTGGCTTCTTCGGTTCGAGACTGCTGTATCTTATCAAGAGCATCTTTCTTTGCTTTATCAGATTCTTTTGTTCCGGGGTGTTTCTTTTTAAAAATCTGTGCAATTTGATGGATAGCTTGTGCATCTTGCGGTGTATGTGGTTCCTTGAGCCAGTTTTGGGCATCTTTAATGCCATCCTTTGCCTCTTGATAAAGATCATATAAGTTAGCTTGTATGCCATTGTAATAGACTTTATAGTCCTCAAGTTCTTGTTTAGTTAAAACTCTAGGTTCGTAGATAGTCTTTTGATCTTGTATATCATTATCATCATCTGCTGCTATGCCAAAAGCTCCACTAAGTGAGTATCTTTTGGCATAGCTGATAAGGCTTGCGGTTGCTTGTGCGTCATAGGCTTTGCTATTTTGAAAAACAATCTTATTTGTTTTAACGGTAAAACCTGAAGCATCAACTAAAAGTGTTTGCACGCCAACTGCAGTATTAGTTGTTTCAATATCGAATAAGTAACTAAAGGTTATGTTGCCATTTTCATCTGTAGCTTCTTTGATACCCTCCATTACTGCCTTATCAACATCTGCAAGATCAGCATACCTATAGTCATAGCTATAAGGTTTGCCTTGCTTAGTTGTACCTGAAACCGTAACATTATGGGTTCTTCTAGGTTGTCTAATATTAGCCTTCACTTGTGCATAATGCATTGCCCACTTAGCCCTGTCTTCTTCTCTTCCATAAAATTCCATCTTAATCCACCTTTTCGTAACTTATACCCCAGTCTCGAATGAAGTTAGATAGGGCTGTTAGCTGTTCTTTAGTGCCGGTAAGCTTTAGTGTGACGCTGTGTATCTTATCAATCACTTCGCCAGTCTTAGCATCCACATACTTGTCCCCGTGCTGTTCAAGCGCTTCAACAGCCTTTTTACGGTTCTCTTCTTGCTGCTTGGCTTTCTTGATTAGATATTCATGATCGTTATCCATCTGTGTCAGCACGTCAGGTAAAGATTTATAATCAAGCATCTGTAAATAAGGACTGGCGGTCATAGCGGGCTTAGTATATTCATTAGCCTTATTAGCAATAACTTGCTCAGCTTCTTTTCTAGCTTTTTGTTTTTCTACAATTACTTCAAACTGCTGTCTAGCATCTTCTTCGATGATTGTCCAACTAGTAGTCTTGTTGTCCCACTTATCTTGGTAATCAAGTTCCTGCAATGCTACACCGTATTCTTTAGCTAGTTCGCCTAAACGAAGCAAGTTCTGCTGATGTTTTTCCTTCCGAGCCTGATCGTCAAAAGTCTTAAGTCCCTCACTAAGGTGATCAACCACACCCTTAATTTTCAGATCAAGGCCTTTTACTTTTGTGTTAAATTCAGTAATTTGTTGACTACTCTCTTTAACAATTACTTTGCGACGTTCACTTAAAGCTCGTCTAATTCGGTTAAGCTCTGCTCTGGTCTTCTTGTCGTAAGGATAAGACTCTGCAGTTACTACATACTTGTCCCAATCCTTAGTCAGTGCATCAACTTTGGCGTCTAAAGCTGGATAGCCTTGGAAATCTATTTCTGCCTTTGTATAGCTAATAGGAAAATCTTCGTTTTCAAATTTAATTAATTCTTGTTTCATCTTTTTGCTCCATATTGTTAGAATTCTGCTAAAATAAAGCTAGTTGTTTTGTAGACTCGCTGTTAATGCAGTGGGTCTTTTCTTTTGCTCTCTCAAATGCTAATTCGTACTCATCTTGTCTTTGGTCGGTGGCTAAATAATTGATAGCATTTGAAGCAAGTACTAGTTTTTCTTGTAATTTCGACATGCTAGAACCTCCTAAATATTAGGAAAAATCACGTTATACATTAGTAGATATGCTACTGCTATTAAGGTGCAGGTAGCTCCTAATGTCATAATTTCGGTTTCACGTACCGTGAAACTTGTTCCTAGAAACTTATTAATATTTTGGTTAATCCATTTTCTAAAAGTCATCGGTTTAACGCTCTCCTATCTCTTACTAGTTGTGTCCCAAATACCTCTTCCCAGTGCTTCCTTGATCTCTCTTTCAAAAATGCTTGCCAGCGTTCTTCTATAATCATTGTGTGGTGTCCATCATATACAATTGCATCTTGAAATGGTGATGAAAGGCACTTTCTACGACGCTTGTCATATGCTGATGTTGAATAACCATATTTATCACATAACGCTTTAACGGTTAGCCAAGTCTCTTTGCTCATTTTAAGTATCCCTGCTTTCTTAACTCTTGAATTGTCAGCAATTCCCCATCGCAGGCTCTTTCTACTAGATTTTGACTTGCTGATAAATCTTGATAAAACTTATCTTCAAACAGAATTGGAATATAGATTATTCCAAGTGGTGTAAGTACAGTTGCTTGATCGTTAATCATACTTTCAGTAGCTGGATTCCAAACACTGGTCGTCTTAATACCTACCCACCCCGTGTCTACTCCCTTACCGGTTGCTTGATAATTACCGTCAATCACGCCTAACTTTTGAAGTCTGCTAATAATTTCATGTTTGTTTTTTCCGATATCTGATAGGAATAAGTAGCTAATATCTAATGGTTGCATTTTTACCTCCTACACATTAAATGTGGTTACCATTACTTCTTGGTACGCATCATCGAATTGACCACGTAGTGCCTTGTTAATGATATGTTTCTGTCCTTTAGGTGTTACCCACACTTGTGAATAGGGACGCTCATCTCTAGTAATTCCGTGTGTAATTCTGAAATATCCTCTTTTAACTTTGTCAGTCATTGGTAAATTCCATGTATTTCGTTGATGAGACAAGTACTTAACATTTCTCAGTAATTGAAATAGTTGGTTACGTCCGATTACAAATCCGTTTTGAGTTAAGATTTCAGCTAATTCACTTATTGAAATTGCGTGGTGGCTATATCTGATAGCCTTTGCGAATACAACATCATCAGCATCTTTAGCAATCTTTTCTGCTTGTTTAGCATTTTTATCTTCAAGTAGTTTGTTCTTATGTTCTAACAGTTGAACTTTACTGTTTTGAATTGCTAGAGCACGTTGCACGATCATGTCCGGATTATTCCAGTTCTTTTCAACTTGAATTAAATACTCCCGGTATTCTTTACCCTTTTTAGTTCTGCTTAAAAGACAAAGCTGCTTAGCCATATCAATGGTGAGAGCATAGTCTTGAATTTGCTTTGTACCGCCGTTTGGCATGTCCGTAACTGTAGTTACGCTCATAAAATCTGACCCTAATTCAAAGTCTTTAAAGTTTTGATCTACCCACTTACTAAAACGAGTCGTGAGTTCTAATCCTTTATGTAACTCTCTAGCACTTACTAGTTGCTGATCGTTTTCTACCTTAATTTTTATCAAATTTGCCATATTTTCTCCTTTTATCGTTCTTTATTGTGAACGTCTTTTGCAAAAAAAAGCGAAATTTGTTTCTTTTTGAATCCTAAGACCTTTAAGATTTTTACAAACTCTTCCATGCCGATATCACGCTCACCGTTTTCCTTTCTCCAATAGGCATTAGTACTAATGCCTATTTTATGTGCCATTTCAGCTTGTGTGATTCCTCGTGCTACTCTTTCGCCTTTTAAACGCTTCAGATCAAATTTCATCAACTCACCTCAATTCTTTCGTTCTCTTAAGTGAACAACTATATATTATTCTTCTCGTTTTCTTTTGTCAACATAAAATATAAAAAAAGATGAAAAATGTATTTTTTTGTCAACATTTGCGGTATTCTATATATATAGAAACGAGGTGAAATCATGCGTAATAGCGAAGAAATTATTAATTATTTAAATAAGCTTAGGCAAGAACAAGATGTTTCAATTAGCGAATTAGCTCGTCGTGTTGGTATGGCTAAATCTGGTGTATCAAGATATTTTAATCATACTCGGGAATTTCCTATTAATAGAGCGCCTGCCTTTGCTAAAGCATTACATGTAGATACAGAAGATCTACTAGGCATAGAGCCAATTGCCAAAGATAAGCTAAGAATGATTCCACTGATAGGAACAATTGCCATGGGAGAACCGATTACTGCTGAACAAAATATAGAAAAATACATACCAGAATATATGATGGATAAATATGCAGATGATACCCTTTTTGCTCTAAAATGTAAGGGAGATAGCATGTATCCGCTCATTCCTAATGGAGCAATTGCAACTATAAAGCAGCAACCTTGTGTAGAAGATGGAGAAATAGCTGCAGTATTAATTGATGGTGAAGCAACACTCAAGAAAATACTGCACGTTGGTAAAACAGTAGTATTGAGACCTGCTAATCCTGAATATAAGGACATAATATTAGATAAAGATCATCCTGGTACTATCTTAGGCAAGATGATTAAGTATGAAATGAATTTTGATTAAAGGGATAAAAATGACTCAACGTATTAATCCGGAGACCGGTTATCCTATGTCTACTGATAAGCAAATTAAAGTTAAAAAAGAGGCATTGTCTGTGGCTAAGGCTTTTCATGAGGAAAATCCTCATGAAGCAGGAATAAAATTGCTAAAAGAATTGGGTTTACCAGATCCTAGAGATGAAAGAACTATCCTCTCTGATAAAATCGGTCAGTATATTATTGGCATACTTGGTGCAGAAGCAGAACTTCACTACAAAATGGGATTATGGAATGAAGCTGAAAATGAATATCTTCAAATTTTCTATTTAAGCATCTATTATACGGATGCCTTAAGAATACTATATTCTAAGGAACATCGTTACAGGGATGCTGTATATATTCTTGAGTTTACTATGCAAACTATTCAAGAATTTTCTCAATTGTTTTATAAGAAAGACTATGACACGCTTTCTCTAGCCTTAGAAAAAGCAAAAAATATAGCAAATAAAAAAGCAAGAATAGATACATCACGCTTATCGAGTGAACAAAAAGTTGTATTAACGCAAACGGCTGGTAAAAATTTTAAAAAAATTAAGAACTGGATGAATGAAATTTCAGAAAAAAAGAACTAATTGGAGGAAGTAAAATGGGATTATTCGATAGTCTAAGCAAGAAGATGGAAGAAAGATCTGAAAAGAAAAAACAAGAAGATGCTGAATATCAAAAAATATTAAATACTTTCAAAAATGATGGCGCTAAAGAATTTGAAAATTATTATTTCGATTTAAAAACTAATAAGATTTTAGAAGCACGAGGAGTTTTTAAAAGAAGCTATCGAGTTATAAATTTCGAAGACGTTCTTTCCTACTCTATCAATAAAAAAGAACATAATGACTTAAAAACTCAAACTAAGAGAAAACATGGTATTGGTAGAGCTGTAGTTGGTGGCGTTCTCTTAGGACCAGTTGGTGCAGCTGTAGGTGGATTAACTAGTAAGAAAGAGACTCAAACCATTTCAAAAGATTTTGTAGATCATTTAGGCGTAGTTGTTAATTTGATCGATGGTACTAGTTTTGAAATTGAGTATTTAGATTCTACCCTTAAAGCTGATGATAGTTTAGTGACCGGCTGTATTAAAAAAGTAAACGAACTTGCTACAGTACTAGAAGCTGGAATTGAAAATGCTAAAAGAAAACAAACTGAAACTGTAGCAACTGAACCTGCAAAACTAGAAGAAAATAATGCACAGTCCGCTCAACCATCATCCCCTGCTACTGATCCACTTGACGAGATCAAAAAACTCAAAGGCTTGCTAGACATCGGAGCAATCACACAAGAAGAATTTGACGCCAAGAAAAAGCAGCTACTGAATTTATAACCAACTAAAAATTTACTTATCATTACAAATCAGTAAATGCATTCTTGTTCAAAATATATGCAAACTAATGCGAAACATTAACAAAATGTATACAAAATACAACATTTTTTATTGACACATTTCCCTTTTACATGCTAGAATTTAGTTAATCAAGTTAAGTGACCGCTGTGCGGTCGTACCAAAAAGGGCATGTGTTTCGATACATGTCCTTTTTGTGTTGGAGAATTAAAATGAATGACAAACCATTTTTAACTATTAATAAACAAATAGAACTATTAGAGAAACGTGGTCTTCTATTTCAAGACAAAGAAGCAGCAAAAAATAATTTATTAAGTTATGGATATTATGAAATCATTAATGGATATAAAGATTGCTTTTTAGATAATTCATTAGATGAAGAAGATAAATTTAAGTCTGGAATTACCTTTGAACATATTTTTCAACTTTTTACTTTAGACAGAAATATTCGTTCAGAAGTTATGTCAGCTCTTGAAACCTTTGAAGCTAATTTAAGACAAGCACTAGCTTATACAGTAGCGGAGCAAATATCTGAGGAACAAACAAAATATTTAAACAGAAGAAATTACGCTACCGGTAAGAAACAATTCAATAAATCACTTCATAAAGAGATTTATCCTATTGATGCTTTATTACATATTTTAAAGGGCATTACTTATGCTAATTCCGAGCCTTACAAACATTATCGAGAAGAACATAGTAATATTCCACCTTGGATAATTGTTAAAAAGCTCAATTTTGGGAATCTTATTTGGTGGTATAGGTTACTTAAAGCACCACAAAAGAGAATTGTAACTTCACGTATGACTGGATTAGATGTAGCTATTTTGGAAGAGGTTAAAGAGTTTGAAGAAGGTTATTCATCTCTTTTATCTTTATATTTAGACTATAGAAATACAGCTGCTCATGGTGGAAGAATTTATAATCATTTTTCCAAGAAACGGGCATTGCCCTACAATCCTTTAATTCATCGAATAATTGAAGTTTCTTCTGCCGATTACAGAAACGGTAAAGGACAAAGTCGTTTGGGCACACTAATTAAAACTTTACAATTTTCTAGAGATCAAACCGCTTATAACGAACTAAGTGTTGGTTGCAGATTTTATATTGAAAGATATCTAAAATTTAATCCTGATGAAAAAGAATTTATTTGTAATCAGGCAGAACTTGATGACAAATTTTTTATTAGATAATAAATTAACCCAGTCCAAACTCTGACGACTATAAAAGCTGAGTAAACAAAAAACTCTCAAAGCCACCGACCAAAGTTACTTTGAGAGTTTCTAACAAATATGGTTGCAAAAAGATGTAAGACTTAACAAAAGTCTTGCGCCTTTTGCAACCCCTATTTTATCAAAAAATAGAGGTAATTAAAAATGAAAATCGAATATCAAAAAGAATATGCTGTAACCATGCGTACTATTAGTAAAGGCAAGTACCAGTTCAGGCAAAAGTATCCTGATCCCCTCTTATCTACTCCTGATAAGATCGTTTTAAAGGTTGCTACTGTAGTGCTTACTAAGAAAACATCACAAGCTTGGCAACAAGCACGTACTATTCTAAAGAATAAAATTGATGCTAAAATGTCAGTAAGTCGAATTAGTTCGATCACGCTAGAGCAGCTCAAAGAGCATTACTTTGAGTATCTAGATAAGCAAGATAAGATCAATAAAGATAGTAAGTATCAGAGTCACTATATATACAAGTCACATATCAATATATTTTTGAAAGAAAAAGATGTTGATCCTTCAACAGTCATTGAAAACTTAAATACTCCCTACTTCAAGCGGTACTTTGACAAGATGCTTGAAACCAAAAGCTGGTCATATACTAATGTAAGGAGAGCTGCATTATGGAATATGTTTGACTTTGGGTTAGGATATGGTTATCTTAACTTTAATCCACTTCAGAACTTCCACTTACGCAAACTAGAAACACCCCAATCCGAACTAGACCTAAATATTGAAGATAAGTATCTAACAGACGATGAGTATCACCGACTTTTAGCTGAATTTAGGAAACGTGGTCGCAATGATTATGTTGATTTTATTCAATTCTTGTACTTTATGGGCTTACGAGTTGGCGAAGGCGGTTCTTTACGTACTAAAGATATTGTAAAAGTTAATGGTAAGTACTATGCTAATATCAATGGTACATTAATGAAGAAACACAAAAGCAATAGCAAGCGTGGTCAATTTAAAAAGAAACCAGGAGCTAAATCAGATAGTAGTAACCGTCAAGTCTATCTTCCACCTGAAGCTGTAAAAATATATAAAAGACATGATTTAGGACGCGAATTTCTATTTACTAAAAAGACAACCAAGAATGCTATAGAAGCAAATTCTGTCAACAGATACTTAAAGCGTATTGCTCCCTATGCTGGTATTGATCCAGATAAACTAACGTCTCACATTTTTCGGCATACACACGTTTCTAAACTTGCTGAACAAGGTGTGCCACTAGAAATGATTAAAAAACGTGTTGGTCACTCTGATTCTAAAATTACTGAAGAAATTTATTATCACATTACCGGTAAAGCACGAACTGACTTTGAAAATCAAATTGATGCTTTCAGCAAAAAATCAAAGTTTGAGTAA